AAGTCGCCCACAATAGCACCTGTTGAAGATGTGACCCCTGGAACAACTCCAGTTAAATCTACTTCACGAATGCGTACTGCAGGAGACTCTGAAAATTTAAGAGCCATAATAGTTTCCTTTTGTTAAGGTATAATAAGTTATCATAATACGGTAAATTATATCAATGTATCTATTTATAATATAACAATTTTCACCAAAGGTCTTCTTCAGAAGAGCGATCTGGCAACTGCCATCCGGACCCTGGATGAAATATTTCTGACTCTGGTATATAATTTTGACCGTCATCTATTATACCAAATGGTAAAATATCGTCTTCAATTTCTTTCATTCTCTGATCAAATAACATTGACTTTAGATCTACGTCATACATATCACCGAACGACTGAGTACTCAAGTAGTAACCAAACATCACAAGATTCATCATGAGATCGTCGTGGTTACCGTCACTCGCTTCGTACGACTGCCCTTTTGAAACAAATGTTGAAATCTCCATGATAGTGTTTTCGTCTACGATTTCTAGTTTACCTGTTTCAATAATATCTTTGATACCAGAACAACCTATGCGCTTGGTCTTTCTGTTCATCATCACACCAATCGCATCTGCTTTGATTGCAGACTCTAAGTGTATATTCTCATACTCTAGGTCTTGATAGAGTCCCTGACAGACTAACACCCCAGAATCATTATTCTCTATTATCACATACGCTTCGTTATAAAGAGTCCCGTACTTATAAATAATGTTTGGGTAGAGTATTGGAGAAATAGAATTGTTTCGATATACACATACTTGTTTGAATGGCCTTTGTGAAACATCGATTACCGTAAATGTCGAGTAATCCTGTCCTCTACCCTTACTAACATCCACTGTCATAATGTACATGTGATCTTCAACAGGTTCTTCGTATATAAGAAGACTCCCACCTTCGTGATAAGATATCGGTTGTCGCGATCTCAGATCTAACAACACTTGGCCTTCAATCAACGTATTACCTGTACCGAAGAATGTGTTACCGAATTCTTGATCGAACTGCAGACTGGACGTGTTTGCGATGGTCTGTTCTTTCCACTTCTCATCACGGCCTGGTACGTCCCACCAATCAACACGAAACGGTTTGTATTCGTTCACTCCTTGTACTGCACCTTCCCAGATCTTGTGATAGGTATTACCAATGCCGTTTGCGGTTGATGTGATGATCACCTTAGTGTCTTTACCGGATGAGATTACTGGGTATGTGGACGTGTAGAACTCTGCTGCGTTCTCTACGAACGCAAACTCGTCCAAGAAAAGCAAGTTGACTGACATACCACGAATAGATGACCCAGAAGTAGCAGCCGCGATAATTCTCGAGTTGTTAGAGAACTCAATAGAACCTTTGTTCAGTGCCTTACACCCTGGTTGAAGAAAGAACGGTAGGTTCTCTAACATAAGTGTGACACGTGCCAACATCTCACGCGCAGTCATGCCTTTGTTTGCAAGGATTGCGATGGTCTTTTCTGGATGAAACAGTGCATACCACAATAGGTACCCGACTGAACTGATAGACTTACCCGACTGACGACACGCCAACACGATATTGAATCGGTTTTCGTTGAAGTGTTGAAACATCTTTTCCTGATACGGATAAAGTTTGAACGGCACCAGGCCCTTATCAAGATGAATCACTTTAACGTACTTACGACAGAAGTACGCAGGATCTTTCATGCACTTTTTATACTCGCGCAGTTTCTTGGCGTCCCATTCTTCTGCGACACCATCTCTCTTTACGTTCGGATTGCCTAGGTAAGATTCTTTTGTATAACTACTCATCTTCGTCTTGGTCTATAATTTTTTCATCACCCATCAACATACGCTGCAATTCTGTAGTAGACCCGACAAATAGATTATTATTAGTAGTTGTTGCTTCGGCAGGTTTGTCTTCTTTCTGAAGTTCTTTTTGTTTCTTGTTGAGATCCATCAACTTGTCGTTAACGTCTGCGATCCCTTTGATCATATTGGACAATACTTCAAACGCACGTGGGTGCTCAGACTCACGTGCCACTTCAATCATGAGTTCTAGAGACTCACGACCTTTCTCAATAAGATCATAGTAAGTGTCACGAGAGTACTCGTAATCTTGTTCGTGTACGAAATTCTTCTTTTGATTTTCGTCAAATACCGCTGGGGGTTTACGGTTGTCTCTCATCACTTATCACCAAATTAAAACCATAATCACTGTCCGGTCCTACGTCAATAGGATCAGGAGTTACTGTCAATCTCTCTGCAAATTCTTCAGGATCTATCCCAGTATTTAGATCAACATTTACCTCGCGAATTATAGGACCTGATTGTGAAGGACCGTAGAAATTCATCTTCATATCAAAAGATAGTGTGTAAATGATTGTTCTTCGCTGTTCAATAGGACCCTCAAAGTCGTCTGCAAGATTCACTCCAACTAAAGACAGAGGCACGTCTTCTTTGATATCTGGTTCATCTGCAAACGGTTTCACAGTAAGCGTGTACTGAGGATTGAAATATGGAATAATTTGTTCTACTACTTGTAGTGCGTCGTCTTGTGACTTTGCGTATACATGAAGTTCAAAACTAATTGTGTAAGGCACTCCCACATAGACACGTCTGTTTGTAGTTCCTTCAGTCGCAACGAAACTATTAATCTTTGGCAATTGTCTTGCAGGGTCATATACTATTGAGACGATCTCAAATGACATCCTAGGGAGTTTAAGTGCGACTCTACGTTCAGCATCTTCACCGTTGGTCATCTCTTCTAGACGTTCTATGAACGATCTGGCAGGGCCATATGACAACGGCACCTTCATCTGAGAAAGCACTTTGCCATTTGACGCAGTGCGTAAAATATTGATATTATCAAACATAGAACCGAACAAGGCAACACATGACCTCACTCGTTTATGATAAAAGTGTCCACCCATCATGGTACTAGATCTCCAAACGGATTAGACTCACTGAAGTCTAAGAAGTCATTTGCAAAGTCATCAAACTGAGGTTTCTGAGACAGACGATCAAGTTCGTTGATACCTTCTTCTTCAGTCACAGGTGTCAATGACGCATACTGACCCACAACTGGACGATCTGTTGTCCACTCATGATACTTACCGTCAGTGCCACCGGTGTGTGCAACTTTGAGTATTCGGGTATCATGATTCCAAGATGTGACTTCACCTTCTAATATAAAGTCGTCAAATGTCTGCTGTACAGTCTCTCCTACCATATAGTAGATATCTCTAGAAAGACCTTCGTCTGGCATCCTAAGTTCGTACTGGAATGCACCTTCAACTTCAACGTTGTCGATTCCAGGGATACCAGTATCGAAGTCTTCGTCTGAGAACTCGAACAACTCGCATTGCATACGGAATAAAGGTAGTTGTGATAACTGATAGAAAGGAGACTCAGTCTCTACTTTCATGACTTGAAATAATGATTCGGATAACGGCAAGTATATAACATCACCTTCACGAGGTCTGAACTGTGCACTGTCAAGACGATCACCAATCAAGTGTTTCCATCGTCTACGAGCGATCACAAATGTTGCCTGATCACGCAGTTCAATACCAAACTTAGTGAAGAGATCTCCTTCACCTTCAAACCCCTCAACGTTCTCTATGAACACCTCTACTTTATAAGCATCTGAGAACTGAGACTGTATACTGTCAAGGAAAATGTCTTCTGACTCTACGATCTCTCTTGGGAGATAATAGACATCTTGACCATACATCTTAATAGACTCAATGATCAAGTCTTCATACAGATCTTGTTCTGAACGATTCTTCTGACTGAAATATGGGTTTGTAGCCACAACTTACCCCACAAAGAAAATTGGACCTTCGTCCTCTTCTTCCCTAAACTTAGTCATGATACGTTCAATATCCTGAAGCGCATCTTCGTAGATTTGACGTGCGTTGACGGTTACGCCCCCAGGAAGTGACATGCCATCAAACTTAATAAGATTAAGACCCCACTGCCTCTTGATAAGTGCAGTAGCGTATTCTTTTAAAAACTTGTGATTCCATAGACTGTTGTATTCGCCTACTGTGTCATCTGGATCACGAATTGAGTAAACTTCAAATACAATATAGTCGCCTTCTTTCAGATGATGCTTTGACATATGAAGATTGATTCTGTTATACTGACGATCAAATGTTATCTGAGGTTGCCCCACCAACTTCATATCAAGCAAAGACAAGTGTTGTTGCATTGCTTCATAGTGCGCAAGATCTGCCATGTAACCATGACCACTTGTGAAATCAGTAATTGTGAACTTGACTAATTGCCATGCATCACTGAACCAACCAGATGACGTTGCAGTCCATGTCATAGGTAACATTCTCACAACTGCAGACAAGTTTAAATTATCAGGAAGATCAACTTGCTGATTCTCAACGTCTTGTGCGGTTATCTGGTGTTTTAGATAGTAACGGCGAGACCCGTCTGGATGATGTTCACGAAACCACTGAAGCGCTTCGTCTATACGATCATCTAATTGCTCTTCGTCAATGTTGACTTCAACAACTGGGTGACCCAGTGCTCTCAAGCAATAATCTATCAATTCATCGCGGTTTGTAGAATACATGTTATTGTCCGATTAAGATTACTTACTATTTATACGTCTATTTATACAAATATAAAAAAAGGGGACCGAAGCCCCCTTTCTTATTCACTAATCTGAGATTAGTTAACTAGAGTACCAGCAACGTTATAAACGTTGATACGGTAGTAATCACCGTGTTGGCCATCTAGTTGATCTGCGTTCTTCGCCTGATCTGGGTTTAGAGCGCCGTCAGCTTCTGCAACGTCTAGAGAGAACTTACCAGTTGACTCATCGTAGTCAATGCAAGAGTTGACATCTGCTGATACACAACCACGTGCACGTGCTTCTGTAAAGTACAAGTTAGATGCACCTTCAGTTAGATCGTCTGTGTCTAGAGCGATCTTAGTCCATGCAGAACCGTTGTATGTTTCCCAATGATCTGAAGTCTCGTTCCAACGAACCTGTACTGCAGATTCGTCGCCACGCATAACTCGGATACCCGCGTTTTCACTTGGTGCACCAGAAGTTAGGTTAGAGTTCAAATCAATGATGTTATCAGCAAGTGAGATTGTCTCACTGTTAACTGTCGTAGTAGTACCTGAGACCGTTAGGTCGCCAGTGATGATAACACTGTCAGAGAAAGTCTTGCTTCCTGAGATAGTGCCTTCTGCGATACGACCATCAACATATGACTTAGTTGCCGCGTCTGCTGCTGCAGAAGGAGCACCTAGACCAGTTACTGAGTGACCCTGCATATCAACGTCACCACCCATCTTAGTCGCAGCGCCACCAGCAGTGCTGATAGTCTTATCTACAGACATTACTAGGTTAGACTTGATTGAGACAGACTCAGAAGCCGCATCAATAGAAACACCGCCAGAACCTGTTGACTGTACATTCAATGCACCAGTACCAGTTGTTTGAACTGTTAGGTTTTGGTTTGGATCAGCGTTAACTGTGATCGTACCAGAGTTATCTTCAATAACCTTCTGACCACCGATGTATAGAGATCCTGGACCGATGTACACATCTTTCCACACTTTGTCTGGAGAACCTAGAGTGTAGACGTTGTCTACTGCAGGTACTAGA